AAATACTAGTTTTCTTGATGTGATAAGGCATCTTTTTTTAATTGTTTGACTTTTTTTGCATATGAAATATCAGCACTAGAATATAAAATTGGATTTTTCTTTGCTCTTTTAAGGATAAGTTTAGCTGCTTTTTTATCTTTCATATAAGTATTTATCACATAAAAAAAGGGGGTTGTCCCCCCTTTTCTTTAAAAACTTTGATTAAATGAAGACCTCTCTACATATTCGTTTACATGTATGTTGATCATCATTACACTCAATTAAACACTCGTAATACTCATCGATTAAATCATTACTTGGTTCATGTTTTGAACCTGCCAATTGATTAAAAGAAATTAGATTGTGCATAATTGTTTCTTGATAATGTTCTCATAACAAAGAACTTTGGTGCATCTTGTTCTCCGTAAGACATAATTATTTATTTAAATTTCACTAAAATATGTTGATATCTTAACAAAAAGAAATGCCTACGAGTTTATACCTAGACATAAAAAAAAGAGGGTGTCAAGCACCCTCTAAAATAAATTGTAATATCTAAATTACATTAGGTTTTGAACTGTAACTCTTCTGTAGTATCTATTAGAGTTAGCAACAAGTTTACCTAGACCAGCATCAGTACCTTGTGCAAATGGGTTTGCTACGATACCATAACGAGTCTTAAACCCGATTTTTGGCTGGAAGG